TCCTTCGTGTCTCTCCCCTCGGCGGGGCGGGGGGTGGTCTGATTGGGCTCTAATTCGGCCGCTGCTGCGTCCGGCGATCATCGCAAGGCGTTGGTAGCGCTTAGGGACACGCTCGCTGTCCTGCTCGATACGACGGAGTCTCAGGTGCACGCACAGTTGGCGGCGCAGTATCGGGCGACGTTGGCTGATCTGGCGGCGATCGATGGAGCATCGAAGCCGAAGACGAGGGGCGTGGATGACCTCAAGGCGAAACGGGAAGCCAAGAGTCGGCGCGCAACGGCCGACGCATCTGCTAACGCCTGAGGGCCGCTTCGATTTCAGTGACGGCGATGATGCGATCGAGCTAGCCGGGGCGCTCGGGCTGCACCTGCACGACTGGCAGCGCTGGCTGGTCCGCTGGATTCTCGCCGTCGATGAGGACGGGCTCCCGGCCTGTCGTCAGGTGATCATCGAGGTTCCTCGCCAGAACGGCAAGGGCGCAATCTTGGAGTGCGTCGAGCTGTATTGGCTGATCGTTGCGGGGGTGCCGGTGGTGATCCACACGGCGCATGAGGCGGACACGGCGGCGGGGCACCAGGAGCGTCTGGACTCGCTGATTGGCGAACCGGAGATCGAGCTCCCGGCGATCCGTTCGTACAAGTCGAACGGCAAGGAGCGGATCAAGAATCTGGATGAGCGGCTGCTGTTGCAGTTCCGGACGCGGACGAAGGCGACGAAGCGTGGAGCGTCACCGCAGAAGGTGATCCTCGATGAGTCGCAGGAGTTGCAGGCATCCCATATCGCTGCGCTGGTCCCGGCGATGGCTGCGCAGTCGATGTCGCCGGACAAGTTGCCGCAGTTGATCTACACCGGTTCTGCGCCGTTGGAGCATTCGCAGTACATGCACGCTCTGCTGGGCAGGCTTGACAGGGAGCGCCCACCGAGAACGTTGGTCGCCAGATGGGCGTGCGGTCCCGATGACGACATCGCTGATCGGGACAACTGGTATCGGGTGAACCCTTCGCTGGGGGTGCTGATCTCGGAGTCGTTCGTCTACGAGACGGAGTACTTGGTGATGGAGCCGGACGACTTCGCCGCTGAACGGCTGGGAGTCGCTAAGGGCGGGGATCGTGGCGAGTCGGGGCCGATCAGTGTCGCCCGGTTTGCTGAGCTTGTCGATGGCGAGTCGATGGCGACGGACGAGTCGCTGCGGCTCGGGCTGGATGCGCCGATCGACAGGCGGTCGGCTTGTTTCTCGGTGGTTGGTCGGAGGGCCGACAATCTGCGGCACATGGCGATTCGCTATTGGGTGCCGCCGAACAAGCTGGGCGAGTTGGTCGCCTTGGCGAAGCAGTTGTGTGATGGGCATGGCGTGTCGCTGAATGTTCCGCCGAGGTCGCCAGCGTTGGCGTGGCGGGATGATCTGGCGGCAGCCGGTGTCGTCGTTCATGAGGTGAAGTCGGCCGAGTTTGTCGAGGCGCAGCAGACGATCGAGCAGGCCGTCGCTGATGGCGGGTTGCGTCATCGTGGGCAGCCCGAGATGAGCACGGCGGTGGCGTCGCTGGCTGCTCGTGTGTCGGGTGATTCGTCGCCGTGGTCGAGGCGGTCGTCGGGGTCGAATGTTGCGCCGTTGTTCGCTGCTGCGGCTGCGTTGGCGGGCGTCGGGTCGTCCGTGCCCGAGTCGGCACCGGCCGACTTTGTTGTGTTGTGAGGGAGGCGGTGACGTTGAGGGCTGTTCTGTTTCTGCTGGGCGTCGCCCTGGTCGTTGCTGGTGTTGCGATGTTGAGTGTCCCTGCTGCGTTGATCGTGGCCGGTGTCGGCTCGATGGGTGCGTCTGTTGACCTGGCCCGTGAGGGTGATTCGTGAGCTTGCTCGGCAAGGTGTTCGCCAGCCGACCGGCACCCGAAGCGAGGTCGCTGCCGGGGATGCCTGGATGGAGCCAGGGTATGCAGTGGACTCCGGGCGGCATCCCGATTTCGACCGTGCATCCTTCGGACGACGCCTTGCGTTTGTCTGCCGTGTTCGCTTGCATCCGCCTGTTGTCGGAAGCGATTGCCACGTTGCCGTTGGACACGTTCAAGCGTGTCGGTGAGCGGCGGGTTCCTCACCCGACCCCGAAGGTTTTCCGGTTTGTGGCGCCGGGGCCGACCCGGATTGAGTACCTGTCGCAGGTGATGATGTCGCTGCTGACGGACGGCAACGCCTACATCGGGGTGACGTACGAGGGCGGCATTCCGGCGTCCCTTCATCCGTTACAGCCTGAACGGGTCACTCCTCGGCTCAATGGCCAGGATGTCGAGTATCTGATCTACGGCCAGGACGAGCCCTTGTCGTCGCTTGACGTGATGCACATCCGGGGCATGATGATGCCGGGGTCCATCAAGGGCCTGTCGCCAATCCAGTATGCGATGGAGACGATCGGCGTTGGGTTGCAGGCTCAGCGCTATGGGTCGGCGTTCTTCAAGAACGGGGCGCTGCCTGCTGCGGTGATTGAAGCGAAGAACGGGATGAGCGATGAGGCCATCGCCCGTTGGCGTGCGACGTGGGATGCCACACACGGCGGCGCTGCCAACGCCGGCAAGGTCGGGCTTCTGACCGGCGAAGCGTCGTTTAAGCAGGTTTCGATCGCCCCGGAACAGGCGCAGTTTCTGCAGACCCGACAGTTTCAGGTGCCCGACATTGCCCGCATCTTTGGCGTGCCGCCCCACTTGATTGCAGATGCAAGTAACTCGACCTCGTGGGGTTCCGGCCTGGCGGAGCAGAACTTGGCGTTCGGTCAGTTCTCGCTGCGGCCGTGGATCACGCGCATCGAGGAGGCGCACACGGCGCTGTTTGCGCCCAGCACGGCCTACGTGAAGTTGAACCTCGATGCTCTGCTGAGGGCGTCGCTGAAGGACCGCTACGACGCCTACGCCGTGGGGATCAACAGCGGGTTCCTCGCTGCGTCTGAAGCTCGGGCTACTGAGGACTTGCCGCCAGAGCTGCCGAAGAACCCCGACGAGGCAAACAAGGTGCCGCAGCAGCGAGAAGGAGTTGCAACGTCATGACGAATAAAGAACGCCGTTTTGCGGTCGGCGCGGTCGAGCTTCGCTCTGCCGACGCTGACGCTGTCCCGATTGCTGAGGGTTACGCCGCCGTGTTCGGTAGGCGTTCGCTTGACCTCGGCGGGTTCACCGAGGTCATCGACCCCGCAGCTTTCACGAAGACCCTCACCGAAGCAAACGTGGCAGCGTATTGGAATCACAACGACGACTACGTGCTGGGCGACCTGAAGTCGGGCACACTGCGATTGGCTGTCGATGACCACGGGCTGCGTTACGACGTGGACCTCCCAGCAAGCTGGCCTGGCTCATACGTTGCGGAGTTGCTGCGTCGTGGGGACGTGCGTGGTAGCTCGTTTGGGTTCCGCACGATCCGCGACAAATGGGAACAGGACGACAACGGCGTGATCACTCGCACACTGCTGGAAGTAGCGCTGATTGATGTCTCGCCCGTTGGCAGACCCGCCTACCCCGACACCGACGCCGCACTGCGTTCGCTGGCATCGCTCACCAAACATGACCTCTCCGAGGTTCGTGCAGCCGCCCAGGCGCGAGAACTTCGGCAACTTCTCACCCCCGCCGAGGCGGGGGCCGAGGAACCCACCATCGACGGAGAGCCAGCACTAGCTGAGCCGTCGATCAAGTGGATCTACGCCTGACGGCCGCACGCAGCACCGCAGGGCAAACAACCCCCAACTAGTCCTAGGAGGACATCATCATGGGAACCACCCATCTTGACCTCGTGCGTGCCAACTTTGGTCGGCGCACCGAGATCCAGGGCGAGCTGCGCCAGATTGACGAAGCCGCCACCACAGACAAGCGTCAGCGCAACGAGACGGAGAATGCCCGTGTCGAGGAACTGCGTGGCGAACTGAAGGACATCGACGGTCGGATCACCGAGCACCTCGAGATCGAAGCCCGTTCGCAGGCGATCAGCGACTCGCTCGGTGCGATGCTCGGTGCGATCACCGATCACGAGCACGGTCGGATCGAGGACACTCGCAGCCTCGGTGAGCAGTTCACTGCCGCCAAGGAGGTCCGTGAGTGGGCCGCTGGCCCGATGCGTGGCACCAGCCCGGTGCTCGACACGAAGCTGAACTTCCGTGCCGTCACCGATCTGACGACCGGCACCGTGAGCCCGAAGGCTCGTCTCGGCCGTGTCGCCAACTCGTTCCTTGATCGTCGGCAGTTCTTGATTGATCTGCTGCCGAGCATCAACGTGTCGTCTGGTTCGGTCGAGGTGGTGTCTGACGGTTCGCCGTTGGCTGACCTGGCTGACAAGGCCACGGCGGTCACCGAGGGCACGGCGAAGCCGCAGGCCGGTCTGACGCTGTCGATCGTCAA